GCCAATCTTGATTAGTAATGTCCCAAAGGTTGAAATATGTGAAAAACGGTAACTCCATATCTCCACCTTGACTATTTGTGGGATCCAGAAAAATATGTGGACGCTGCGTAGCAAGAACCAGGTCTTGGTCAAAAAATTGTCTAATGACCGTGAACTGATCCTGAGTATGCAACGGATTATAAGAAGCGAGTAAACGTCCATAATGAAACGCATTGCCGTTAATGACAAATTTCACGCACATTTTGGCTCTCATCAACTTATAATTAGAAATCCTATTTATTACTCTGGGGTCCTCAAAATATAATGACCAAGGGTCAAACGTCTCAAAGAAATCGTTTCCGACTCCCCAAGTGAATGTCTTGATCTTAATTGGTCTACTGAAGAACTCATCTAAAGTTGCGTCCGACAGCAGGGGCTGATCTCTAACGACATCGACGTCATTAGCAACACTCTGAGTAAAGCCAGGGTGTGCATCACTAAACATTACATTTTGTTCAGTCGATGTGGGCGAACCTAGGTTATCAGGATGATTACCTTCGTTAGATTCAGGTTCAATATTTTTCCACTTATTATGCTTTTCGGCAAGCAAGGCAATAGCAAACAATGAAGCTATTCCAACAATAGCATCGCCGATCAGTTCAAAAATAGTGGTCGCGGAATCCACCGCTTGTCCAACCAGCGCTTGGACCTTACGCCCCTCCTCTGAGGTTGGAGGGTTCCTCTTCATATTATTATTATTTGATACAGGAAAAATTGGGGTATATAAACATGTACTAATTTATACAAATATGTAAACACATATATTTAAAACTAATTATAAAGCCTAATTGTACATCTATTGGTAATCCAGAATAATTAGAGTTCAAGGTATTTTTCGCGCCAGACATTCGTTCGTTCATCAAACGAATAGTGGAGAGCTGGCACAGGAAGGTCAACCATATCGGCAACCTTCCGAAGTTCTTCCATGCGAGCCTCATAAGTCTCGCGTTCATGAGCCCACCACTCATGTGAGGCGCCTTCTAAACAACCAATGGCAACCTCCTTCTTAGTAGCTCCTTCACTCTTCAAATTGCAATGCAAACTTTTGTAAATGGACATCGGATCAAGGGCACCAACCTTCATGTTAATATCCGGATGGTAAACAGAGTTCCTCTTCAAAAAGTCCAATTCATTAAGTTTGAAAAACGCTTTACCTTCAGCCTCTTTATCTGGTGGAGTAATAGTCACACCAATATCAGCAAGAGTCTTCTGAACAGTGAAAAAGTTAAAAAGATGTCGTATTTGTTTGGCAACAGATCCTTTATTGTCGTCTCCATAAGTTATCAGAGCAACGAATTTCCTAAAGGATATCTCGCCTCTAACCAACCGATAAAAACACATTCTAATATACTTCGAATTGCCGAGGCAATTGATTTGGACCGTAATGTTATTACCGGAGGTGTTCATGTTGTAGAATTGCAATAAAGTCCCATTGAATTCTACTAGTGGATGACAAAAGTCGGCTATCATCATTTTCATGATTTCAAGATCCTCCTTAGGGTATCCACCAATCTCGCAAAGTTGAATCAAACTGACCATACTGTCCCGGGTCATCTGAGAATTCATGCGAGTATCGTAAGCACTGTAGTCCATGCCAAAATTACCATCTCCATCTTTGGCAAACTTCTCACTAAAATCCATGAGAGTTTGCCACTGAGGAGACATAGCATTGATACCAACAGCTAACTCAGCCTCGCGAGGGTACAAAGAAAGAAAACGCGAAGGCATAAGAAAATACTTACGAATGAAAAGACCAAATGCAACAGGCGCAGCTGTAAACACTCGGACTTTGTCTTTGGTGAGCTTGGTAGGCTCATCCTTGAGGCAAGCTGAGAACACTGGGTATCCTCTTTTCCCCTCTTTCCAACACGAGAGAAGTCTGTCCATTTCTTTACGTACTTCTGGACCTATTTCTCTAGTGATAAGTTTTTCCCCCTCTCTAACCTCGGGGAAATGCTTGTGCTTCTTACCATACATGGGAAAACCCATACTGGTATTCATGGGTAAAGCATCAATGAATCGAACACCATCGATTCCACAAACCATCTCATGTTCAGTTAAAGGTCGAAAAACATTCTTTTGAGCATATGTTTTCATTAATGGTTTGAGAGGCTCCATCCAGTCATTACGAGCACGTTGCATCTCCTCAGGCCAAAACATATCTGCGGGGTCAACGATCTTGTCAAGGGTTGCATTGAAAGCCTTCCAATTGGGGTTCATTTTGGGTTCTCCCCAAATGTTTTCAACTCCTGTAACTTCATGCACAGCATCTGAGAGAATAGATTTCTCAACCTCAGATTTTTGTGTACGTCTCACTCTAGTAGAACCTAAGACGTCAACAAAATGTTCATCTGTGTAATTGTTAACATGAGCAAATTTGTGAACGGGACCAGAAATTACAGGTCGTTCATATTGGCTTTCAGGTATGATTCCAGATCGAGCAGAAAGAACTACTCCATCAAGCTTCTCAAGTGCAGCATAAGCAGCTTCCATTTGCTGTAATGTTATAGTTTGCATTACACCAACGCTGTTATTACCGCCAGCATGAAAACCAAGAATTTTTGGATTCTTACCCTCTTTAATGATCGGGGCCATGCATGATCCTTTACCGGAAATTTTACAGTTATAAGAACCTCCGAGGAAATTCATGTAGCAATGTCCAGTCTTCTCAACCTTAACACGAATATTTTCTGTTTCAATCTCATAATCAGAGTTTCGTTGAACAAACCTAGCTAAAGTAGATCCACTAGGATATTCAGTGACAAGAAATTTATCCGCACAAGGCAAATCAGGGCAATTGGGAACATAACATGCGATCAAATCAAGATCGGGAATATCTACCATAGAAGTATTATCAACTTTAACGGTAAACTTCCCACCAGCATTTTTGTGCCGATGTAGAGTAACTGTCATACGTGGCGTTCGAGTACCATTCATGTTAGCCTTTTCATAAAGCACGTGTCTGGGGCAAACCATGACACTCTTTCTTGGAAAGAAGGCTCCACAATTAGTACCAGTTCCATTTTCTCGAGTATATTCGGCAAAAAACAAGTTCTTAGAAACTTTACCACTAACTTGTTCAGTTGTAGCACTCATGATAGGATTCTCTTTTGTATCAGTTGTAGTCTCTTTATTGGATTCAAATTTAAGTCCAAGAGTTTCTACAATATGAGAAAACCAACCAGGAGATTTATCAATATTCTCGGGAGACAAATTATCTACACTGTCGGGTGTCAAATTAGCAATACGGTTTTGATTCCACATACTAATTAACTTAACACCAAGTAAAACAGTGGCAGCACATAATGCTGTGCTGGGTTTAATCTGATCTCTAATAGATTTCACATAACTTGGGAGAGCATTTCTACAAGAATTGTAACGTTCTCTATAAATTTGCTTCCTTTTAAGCCAGTGAGACCACATCAACATAGATCCGACCCAGCCAAACCATAGAACACAACCAAGTGCCTTAGGTTTGCGGCGCGCAATACAATACGCAGCAGATGGAATAGTTAGAGCACTAACAATTCTTGAATGCCATTTAAGATCTCGTGTTGCAGCAGCGTTTTGCCAAACATTAACACATCTTTGGAAAACACTAGTCTGAAACACACATTCAGGTGTCAAAGCAACAAGAATTGGAGTGCCGTAGTCATCCAATGTCTGAGTCATCTCTTTAGTTAATTGTCTTTCAGTAAGCCAACTAACTGGTGAGTAACCCAAACAAGAATTAACAAGACCGATGGGATTAAGCCACTTGCCAACATATCTCTTAACAGCCTTAACGGCAGAGTTAGTGACAACTTGCATAATATATTCGAACGATTCTGGCTGAACCTCATCATCATCTTCCATTTCTAACTTATTCTCATCATCGCATTCTATACATTGAAGCGTTTCATTAAAAGCTGCTTGTTCGGCAACTTTCTTGATAAGAGTTTGCTCGCGCAATTTCTTTTTGGCTTCAACAATAGTGCGCGCGGGGAGTACCTTGCAAATAGAGCAGACAGGATGCGGAATGTCATGAGGACAATACAATTGCTTCTCAAATTTGTCATTACTCTTAAGAAGGTTTTCTTGATGACGCTTGTGCTTCTTACACAAGTGAACTACTACACGTAAATAATCTTCAAGTCCGAGATCTTTGCAATAAAGTTTCTCGCCAGAATCAAATTTAACTGTAATAGTTTCAAATCTGTAAGAATCACGCCCATCGCGGTTGGTATATGCAACTGCTTCACGGATATCAATAGACCAAATATCAGTGGTCATATCAGCACCCTGAAGCTCGGGATGATCTGTATCCAGGGATGTTCCTCCTGGTTTACAAAACTTACTTTTAACACGAACTTTAATGTGAAACAAACGCCTTAAAATAGACGCTGCACAATTGGAATAAGCTCGTGCATCAAGATCTTCTACATTTGTTGTTACAACACCACACTTAAAATTAATAAAAACAATACCTTTCTCGTTCAACTCAGCCTTAACGGCTTGGGCTGCCACATTATTAAAGAACTTAATGATAACAGCAGAAGGAATTTGAGTACCAGATGCCATTTCAGCTTTAAGATTAGCTAAATCATCCAGAAAAACTCCCTCTATATCAGAAGTATATGTAGATTGGTATTGATCAAATTGATCAAGCGTGAGTTGATGGTCTTTACTCGTAGAATATCCCATTGCATTAAGCGCAGTATTCATGGTAAGCTTTCCCAAGGTAGTCTTACCAACTCCTGTTCCACCAAATAAGGAAAAACCAATTGGCTGAAAGCGCATAGTAGTATTTCGACGCTTACAAACAATCTTTTCCTTAATACGAACAAGAGAAGAATATCTGGCTTGTAGCCAAACTGCAGTTGGGGCATCAGGTTTCTCTTTCTTAAGTGAAATTGTTTTAAGTAAAGCTCTATCAACTTTAGATTCAAAATCACTCAAATCGTCAACGTTACCCGCAAAAGCAGCATCAGCATGAGCAGTTACCCAATCAAAGTCATCGTTATACTCAGCCATCTTCTTATCAGAATATAAGATGGGAGCCAACGACTTTGTGGCAACAACTTCATATCCAGTCTCAGCCATCCAAGTAAAAGTTTCAACCATTGCATCAATAACATCAAAGGCTTCCACTTGTTTCTTAGCGGCTTGAAGGGATATGACTTTAACTCCAAAAGGAGACCAATTTATCTCTTTAATAGAGCATACTGTCAAAGACATGGCAGCGGTAATTAAAAAAGACATCTTAGTAAAAACAGTGTTGGTTTTAAAAAGATTCCATTTTTCTTTCCACGTATCAGCGTCCCACTTGACATTTTCGGGGGTCTCCGTATCTATTTCTTTATCTTCCGGCTGGATAGCGCCATCTTCATTAATGACGTCACCAGTCATAGAATAAGTGTGTAGATCGTTAATCATTTGGAAAAGCTCTAGGACAAGAGATTTATTTTTTATGTACATTTTGGCATATGCAGCAACTGCGACGAAACAATCAATAAAGGTTGTTGCACGCATTAACTGATATCCTAAGATAGCAATATTCTCAATATGTCCCATCCAAGCATCAACTTCTTCTTGATGCTCCTCGCCAACACTGACCCGTGCTGACGACAAAGAACTTAAAAGCTTTCCCCAAGTATTGGAGTCGATCGGGGTGCTAGCTTGAGTCTGCGGAGCAGTCTCAATAGCAAGACGAGCGAGTTCATTTCTCTGCTCAATAGTTTCTTTACTTCGTATAGTTGCATTCTCGGCTTTCTGCCGTTCCAGCTCTTCCTCATATTTTTGTTTTTCTATAGCATCAACATCCTCCTGAGTTAAAGCTCCTTCAGGAGGTGATTGCCACTCTGAAGTGGGCATGTGATCATCTTTGGAATGAGGGACGCGTCTATTATTAAAGCGTCTTCGAGCGGACTTGCTCTTTGGCGACTTCTTGTTACTTTTTCTTATGGCCTCACGTTTTTCGCTCGTCTGTCTTTTTTCGTACATGGAGCAGCGAAATTCGTATTCAAAGAGGTCCAAGATAAAGTTTCGCGAAGGATCGTCCGAATGTGCAAGTGTACTGATACCAGCAGGCCTTGACCTAGTGGTATCCATATGCAGATAGGTTCGTTCTTTACGATTAAATTGCTTAAGTGGTACAGAGTACCCTTTAGCATCTTTATCTGTATTTGGAGGCGGTAAACTCATAGCAGAAATTCAAATAAAAGAATCCCCGCTACAAGTTTCCACCAACGCTGAGTTGGTAAAAACTTATAGAAGCAACACAAGTGGCATATTCCTTAAAAAAGGCTTACTCCTAACATCATCGAGAGGTAACTAATCAGCGAATTAGGCTCTCTCCGTTAACAACATCACCAATAAATATTCAACTCTAAATCTGGTCCACTTATAAAGTGCGATTAATTACTGAAATATTCATAGCTGGTTTGCAAATGAGTTTCGTATGGGGTTGGGTCCTAGCCGAAGCCGTACCCGAAAGCGGAAGCACTTAAGCTTGCCATTCATCCTGTTTGGCTCTTAGCAAGAACAGGCACAAAAATCCTTAAGCCGGAAACACTGTTGATTGATTATCAACTTCAAATCTAAATACATGGTATCTTGATTAGTAGTTACTAAAATAAAAAGAAAGTACCAACAATAGTACTACGGTTACATAATTATAATTTTTATAATAATTTTATTTTAATAAACATATAGTTGTATACATATCCTTGCATAGCAAGACATCGGTTCATTAGACTTACATCACATAGTGTTCGCTAATATACGATTGTTTAAACAAGAAATAAACTACTTCTTGGACTAAATGTATACTGTCC